ATATGGTATTGCTTTCATCTCTGTATCAATAGCCCAGCCTTTTCCTCTTCCTAACTCTTGTGGAGTTGCAGCAAAAAACATTTTTGGAGCAACTCTTACAGCTTCTGTATGATCTGCTCTTCCATATACAACTTTATAAACTTTTTCAGATTTTGGAATTACGATAGCTTCTTTCTCTTTTAAGAATTTTTTATTGTTTCCATTCTCATCAGGATAAGAAGCTCTATATGGAACAAATCTTTTTCCATGAACCAAAAGAATTCTTACACCATCTTCATCTATGTAAGATGCTAATTTGTTGTCAAAATCTCCTGAAGTTTTTACTTTTGCTACTACTTTGTTAAAGAATGTATTTGCACATAAAATATCGTAAGGTACTTCAGTTCCTAACTCCTCAACCAAAGCATTATCAATTTCATTTAAAACAGTATCAATCTCTTTATTTTTAAACTCAATTGGGTTTGCACTTGATCTAAATTCAAATAATACTTTTCCTTTTCCATCTACAACTTTTCCAAACAATGCACCAACACACATAAACTCTAAAGTTGTCATATAGTCATCTTTATGATCTTTTAAAATAGTTGCTATTTTTTTAGAAATAGCTTCAGCTTTTGCTGGACCTTCTAAAGATTCAAACTCATTTATTTCGTGTGGTAAAATAGTATCTTGTAAACCAAATCTTGGAAGTTCGATAGTTATTTCATATACATCTTTTAAATCTTTAACCATTCTATCTGCACCAGCTAAAATAGTTTCTAGTACAATTCCAGCACCTTTTTGAATTTTTAGTTTTGCAGTATTTCCCATAACTGGTTCAGTATTTGCTTTAAAATATTTATCAAATATTTTAGAGCTTACTGTTTTTGTTTGTTCTATTGCAGTTAAAATTGTTGTTAAAGTCCATAATTTCATAACATCAATAAATTTCATATTTTCTCCTATTTTAAAATTATTCTATTTGTAAAAAGATGCTCTTTATGTGATGCATCTAAACCAGTTAAATATTTCTCTCTAACAAGTCCTATTAGTAAAACTTCAGCATCTCCACTTGTAGTTATACTTTCACAAAGAACTGCATTTGCTTCAGCATCATCAGCTGCTACATCAAAAGTTGCACCACCATCTATTGTTATTAAAACTTGTCCTACTTCAAGGTTATCTTTTCCTTCAGGGATATTAACAGTTGATACTGTTGATAAAACTTTTTTAATTACAACATCACTTTGTTTTTTTAGTGTTACATCTTTAACATTTTGTCCTATGAATGGCATTAATTAATTCCTCCTAATTTAAGTACATCAATTTGATTGTTTGGATTGTTGCTATTATGGTTTGCATACATGTCGTTGTTTGGAACTGTAATAGCAGTCATTGTTGATAGAAGTTTTTTAAGCTCTTCTGGATTAGCTTTTCCTAAAGCAATAAGCGACTCTTTTTGTGCAGCACTTACTTTATTTAAAGCAATAGCATTATCAACTTCAGATTCAACACCTTTTTCTTTTTCTTTCTCTAAATCTTCATCTTTTGTTTTTAATTTGTCTTCTAAAACTTTAATTTTAGCTTCCAAATCATCCATCTTTTTTTGTTCTTCTGGTGTCAGCATTGACTCCTCCTTTTTTTTATTTTGTTTGTTATTTGCTTTGATTTCTCCAAGCTCTTCCATAAAAGGTCGATTTGTTAAAGCAGCACTATGTAAAGTCCAACCAATATTTTGTGCAGTTACTTGCTCTATTGTATTTGGTAAAAACACAGGGCTTATATATTTATATTTTTTAGTTTTTATAAGTTCTAAACCACTTTCTAACCATTCAACTTTTGCCCATAATTCATCTTCTTTAAAAAATAGTTCTTTTATCCATCCATAAGCTTCTCCTGTTCCTTCATAGATTGTTTTGTGATCTAGGTCTATTACAACATCAACTTTTGCATTATCAAAATTTGTTTTTATCTGCACTAAATCATCTTTTGTTAAAGAAAAAGCTCCATTATGATGTCCTTGCCACTCTCCAATAACAGCAATCCTGATTTCATTACTTTGATTAATAGGAAGATTACAAACTATGTATTTATTCAAAATTTTCTCCTTCTAATAAATTTGTTTCTATATTGAACTCTATGTCCTTTTTGAATATTACAAGGTAGGCATTTTGTGCTTTTGCATCTAGTATTTTTTTTGAAGATTTTAATTTGATTGGTTCAGATTCTAAGATAGGTTTTAGATGTAAAGTTTTATTTACTTCGTCTATTAAAGAGTAAATATCATATCTTTTCTCATCTCTTGTTTTTTCATTTTTACTAAAACTAGCAGCTACAAGATATAAAGAAAAAGAGAGTTTTTGTTGATAACTGCTTATAGGATTTTCACCTAAAAAATCCACATATATAGCAGGCATTTTTTTGGGATCTATTTTTATATCATTTAGTGAACTAAACTCTCCAAAATATGTGTCTACATTATCCGTAACACTTTTAAGTACTTCTTTTAATTCTTCTTCATACTTTTGCAAATTTTTACCTTTGTCATATTTTAAAATGGAATATTAGGTAATAGAGGCAAGTAAAATAAACTCTTATTTTTTAGAAAAATGCTTGTCAAAAGTAGCTTTAAAAAAATTCTTGCTTTATAGTAAGTATCTAAAGTGTGTAAAGTTCGGTTAATTAAAAATATAAGGTGAATATATGAACTTTTTAAGAATTTTAGATTTAAAAACAGGTTTATTTATTGTTTTAGGTTTAGTTACTGTTTTTATTTACTTCTTTCAAGATGGCAAAATCAAATCTTTAAAAGATGAAAAAATATCTATTTTAGAAAAGCTTGTGGAATCAAAGGAAGCTTTGAAAAAATGTGATTCTAAATTAAATGAACAAAATCAAAAAATAGAAGATATGAAAGTTGAAGTTACATATATAGAACCCAAAACAGTAGAAAAAATAAAAAATGTATTTATAAAAGATTCTACCTGCGAATCTGAATTAAAAGCATACAAGGAGCTTTTCGATGAGTAAAATATTAATAAATTTGTTTTTTCTTGCACCTTTCGTTTTTACAGGGTGCTCTACAAAAACACAAACAGAATATATTTATAAAGATGTCTATGTTCCAGTTAAGTGTAATGCAAAAATTCCAACAAAACCTATAAATGATAGAAGTTTTGAAGCACACAAATTAAAAATGATTTATTTTGTAAAGGTTGAAGCTCTTTTAAAAGAGTGTATAGGAGTAAAAAATGAGAACAATTAGTAAAAAACAAAAAACTAAATCAGATTTTAAAATTTATGATGAATTCCTTTGTGTGGTTGTTCTTGTTATCTTTGGATTATTTGCTTATGAAATGTTAGTGAGGTTATAAGATGAAGCTAGATGATTTTATTTTTACTGCTATTTTGGCAGTTATTAGTTTTATTGCTGGAGTTATTGGTCTTATAAATAGAGCTGAACATAAAACAAAAGAGGGACTAAAAGACAAGTCTCTTTTTTTATTTTTTGGTGGTATTAGCTCTATTCTTATAGGATTTATAGCCTATGAGATAAGTTTTTATTTTTATAATAACCAAAGATTTTCATTGGCAATAAGTGCCTTTTGTGCTTGGTTAGGAACACGACTCTTATTAGAGGCTCAAACTAGAGCTTTAGATTTTATTAAAAATTATAAAAAAGAAAATTAGATGTTAAGTTTAGTAGAACTAAAAAGAAGATTAGAAAACATTGTTCAAATTGGTCAAGTTAGTGATACAAAAAATCAAGATGGAAAAGCACTTGCTAGAGTAGTTGTGCATGATGTTGGTGAGGATAAAAGAGTAACAGATTTTTTACCAGTTCTTAGTCTTGCAAACTCATTTTTTAGAGTATTTTTTCCAATAAGAGTAGGTGAGCAAGTTCTAGTAATAAGCCTTTTTGGCGATGCAAATAAAGGATTTATTCTTAGATCTATATTTAATAAATCTTGTAAAGAGCCAAATGGTGCAAGTGAGTATAGAACTGTAATTGAATTTGAAGATGGAACAGTTATTTTTTATGATACCAAAAGTAAAAAATTAGATTTTAATTGTGTTGGTGATGTAAGTATAAAAGCAGGGGGAAATATAAATATTGAAGCTTCTGGAAATCTTGCATTAGTTGGTGCAAAAATAGATTTAAACTAAGGATTTAAAGATGAATGGAATTTGTAGAGTTGGTGTTGATAGTGCAGGAGGAGTAATTTTAGGTGTGAATCAAAACGGTACAGTTTTTGCAAATGGTTCATTAGTCTCAGTTGATAATGACAGGGTGCAAGGTCATGGACCAGGTGCACATGCTGGTCCTGTAATGATAGCAAAAACTAAAAATGTTTATGTAAACGGTATAGCTGTTTGTAAAGAAGGTAATACTGCTACTTGTGGGCATCCTGCAAGTGGAAGTAATAATGTATTTGTGGGATAAATATGGCTAAAAGAGTATCAAGAGAAAAAAGCTTTAAAAGAATGATTGAAACTCCTTTAGGAACTAGAGTATATCTTCCTCCTTTTGGTTCAAGAATTCATGAACTTATTGATAAAGAGATGAATCAAAAATGGGTTTTACTATTTCAAAAATATCTTTATGAGTGTTTTTTTGATGAGAACTGGAATCCTTGGGATGATAGATTAATTCCTGATGGAATTAATATCACTTCTTTTGATGAAAAAGAATCAGCGATTAGTTGTGAGATTAAATTTCAAGATGGAACTATTTTAACATATGGAATTCAAAGGTAATAAAAATGATTAATATTAACTCTTTACCAAAACCAGCTGTACTTTTAGAACTTGATTATAATAAAATCAAACAAGCAAATATTGATGAGCTTAAAAAACTTGATCCAGAGTGGGAGCATATAGAAAGTGATGATTTTATGCCAAATATTGAGGCAAACTCATATAGAGAGTTGCACTTAAGACAAGAGTTTAATCAATTAGCTCTTGCTTTCTTTTTAGCAACTGCTACAAAAAGTGATTTAGACCATTGGGGAGTTGCTTTTGATTGTACAAGATTAGAAGGAAGTAAACCTTGGGCAAATTATACTTTTAGTTTAAGTGAAGCAAAAAACAGTGATATAACTATAAATAAAGGTTTGGCTTTAGCCGATGATGAGAGTAAATTTGAAGCTAGATTACTTGAAGATATAGTTATAAAAAAAGGTGAACTTGAAGCTGTTGGCAAAGTAGAACTACAAATTTATACATCAAAGAGTGATGTTCAAACAAATAATATAACTACAACTCTTCCTTACATTTTAAGTGCAAAAGCAAACTCTGAATTTAAATCAGGATCAAATGTAGAAAGTGATGATGATTTTAGATTTAGAATACTTTTAAGTATGAGTGATAAAAGTACAGCAGGTTCAAGTGCTACTTATAAATCTTATGCCTATAAAGCTGATGAGAGAATAGAAGATATAAAAGTAGTGAATGGCTTAAAAGATTTTTCTACTTATATACCTTTGTTTTTAGGAAAAAATGAAGTAGGGATTTTAGAAGGAATTAGAAATTTAATAGCTGAATTTTGTACTGTAAATGTTTACTACTATTCTCAAAATGCAGATGAACTTATGAAACAAAGAATAGAAGCGAGTTTGAATAGTGAGAGTGTAAGACCACTTACAGATTATGTAAAAGTTGTAGAAGCAACTCCAAAATTGTTTAAAGTAGAAGCAGTTTTGAACTGTGAGAAAAATCAAGAGTATGGACTTATTCAAACTCAAGCTTTAGAAAATTTGTCAGATAATTTAAGAGATTTACGAAAAATAGGAGAGAGAATAACTCTATCAGAAATCAATGACTTTTTAAGAGTAGGTGGGGTTAAAGAGGTAGTTATTTTAAGTCCAACACAAAATATAGAAGTATTATCAAATGAAATAGGAGTATGTGATGAGTTTAATATCTCTATTGCCTATTAATGAAGATGAAAAATTAAAAGCTATTGATTTAGTTTATGAACAAAGAGTTTCAAAACTAAAAGAAGAGTTACAAGTGATATCTACTTTAGCTCATCCAAAATTAGCTGATGAAAAGTATTTGCCATATCTAGCACATAGCCATCAAGTTGCTTTTTGGAGTAATGAACTTACTTTAGATGAAAAAAGAGCAATTATAGAACATAGTATTTTATTACATAGAAAAAAAGGAACTTTATTTGCTTTAAAAGAGGTTTTAAAAAAGTTAAATATTGATGTTAAATTTTATGAGTGGTTTGAATATGCTGGGCTACCTTATCACTTTAAAATAGACGTTGATTTTTTAAATAGACCTGTTGAGGATAAAGATTTAAAAATTATTGAAGAGTTTGTTGATATCTATAAAAATACAAAAAGCATCTTGGAGCTTATAAACATAAAAATTAAAACACAACTAAAAGAAAAATATGCAGTAGTAACTCTTACAGGAGAAAGCATAGAGTTATATCCTTATGTTGTAAAAAATATAGAGATTTCTCAGAACACAAAAATAGCAATAGCTATAAAACAAAGTGAGTGCATAACTATAAATTTACAAAGAGAGGCTTTAAGATGAGTAATTTTTATAGCATTTTAACAAATGCAGGAATACAAAAAGAGATTTTAGCAAAGAAAAATGGCACTAGTATAAATTTAGCAAAAATGGCAGTTGGAGATGGAATTATAACTCCAACACAAAATATGACAAGTTTACAAAGTGAAAAATATAGATTTAATATAAACTCTATTTTACAAGATGCAACAAATCCAAACTATTTAGTAGTTGAAGGTGTAATCCCTAGTAGTATTGGTGGATTTGAAATAAGTGAAATAGGTATATATTTAGATGATAATACTTTTTATGCAGTAGGTAATATTCCTAAAACATATAAACCTACAATAGATGAAGGTAGTGCAAAAGATTTAACTATTAAGATGATTATAGAAGTATCAACTGCAGATAATATTGTTTTAAAGGTAGATGATAATGTAGTTTTAGCAACTAGAAAATTTGTACAAAGTGAGCTAAAAAAATATGCTTTTCTAAATGGAGATGAAACAAAACTTTTTAAAGTTAAAGATGCAGTTGCACTAAATGAAGCTGTAAATAAGAAACAACTAGAGTCATTTTCAACTGGAATATTAAATAAAAGTTCAGCAGGATATCAAGTTCTGCCGTCTGGATTGATTTTGCAATGGGGGTTTCTCCCTGGAAAAGCTGGAAAAAGAGCAATTAATTTTCCAATCGCCTTTCCAACCATAGTTTTAAATAAACAAATATCTCTTGCAGTAACAGCTGGAACAGAAACTGTTGATTACTCAACAATTGTTTCATCTTCTTCTCTCTCTACTATTGAAGTTTTTTGTAGTAGTGATGCATCAGTATATTATTTTGTAATAGGATATTAAGGAGAAAAAGATGAAACATGCACATTTAAATAAACAAACAAATGAGATTTTAGGTTGGTATGATACAAAAATACATAAAAATATTCCTACTCCTAATCTAAAAATAGGAGAGAAAGTTTACCAAGAAGCTATAAATATAAATGCAAATTTTTACGACATTAAGACTAAAAAGTTTGAAGTTAAAGATTTTAGAACAGATAAGGAAAAAGAGGAAGAGATAACTCTGCAAAAAAAAGCTAAAAAAGTGGAGCAGTTAAATACTTTAGTAGTTACAACTTCTCAAGGAAATACTTTTGATGGAAATGAAACAGCAAGGTTAAATATGGTTAGTGCAATCCAATCAGCAGAACTTTTAGGACAGATTTCTAACAATTGGAAATTAGCTGATAATACAGTTAAAGAGATATCTTTAAATGAACTAAAAGAAGCTTTAGCTTTATCAATCCAAAAAGTAGGAGAAATTGTAACAGCATGACACAACAACTAATAGAAAAATTTGAAAATGATGTAAAAAAAAGAAGTAGATTTATGAGGTTTTTACTAGCTCTTGACCAGTTAGGAAATGTTTTGTTTTGGAATGGTTCTCAAGATGAAACGATAAGCTCTCATATACATAGACGAATTGAAAATGGAACTGCAACTTGGTTTGATAAAAAACTTTGTTGTTTACTAAAAAAAATTGAAGATAACCACTGTGCTAAAAGCATAGGTGAGTAAAAAATAAATTTAAAAAAAGGAGAAAATATGAGTACAAGTCGTGGAGTAGTAGCAAAATATAAAGCTAATAATCCCTACATAATAAAAGTTAGTTCAACCTTGCCTTTGGCAATGGTTCTAACAGCTGAATGTGAAGAGGGAATATATTGTTTTGATAGTCCAGAAGATGCACTAAAAAGTGAGTTTTTTAAAGATGTAGAAACTGGAAATTTAAAAAAATATTTAGAGCTTGGAGTAAATGAGTTCCCTGTAATAGTGCCTATTATCATATCTGTTGTAAATATCAAACTTGATGAAGATAGTAATGAAGATAAAGATTTGATGAAAAGTTCTATTATAGATGCAGTTAATGCTTTGCGAAAAGCTTCAAGCACTATAAACAAAGCAAGTAAAAAAGGTGAACCAGTTACATATAAGCCAGATATTATTGTAGTTCCTGATTATCATGTAGGTGATTTAGATGTTTGTAACTCTATAAATGTTGTTTGTGAGTATCTTGGTGCTAGAACTTTTTTTGATTGTGATGCAGAGCTAAACTCTGAAGCTTTAGCTTTTAGAGCAAACTTTACTTCAGATAGGATTACTTTAGCTAAATGCGGTTTAGGAAAATGGAACACTACTTTAAATCAAACAAATTTTTATTGTGCGAGTGCTGTTTTGGCATTTTTAAGAGTTTATATTGATGGACAAAGCACAGTTGGCTATGCAAAATCTATCTCAAATAGAATTTTGCCTTTTTCAAGCGTTAAATACCCAGTTGAATTTATATCAGGTAAACAAGATGAGACAGATAGTTTAACAGAAAAACAAATTATGAGTTTTATATCTCATAATGGTATTCGTTCTTGGGAGTATGCAACTTGTACAAATACAATTTGGAAAGATGCTAGACGAGTTAGAATTTTTGACTTAGCAGCTCAAGCAACAGTTGATGCTTTGTTTGAAGCAGTTGATAAAGATATAGATGAATTGATGGCTTGTAAAAGAGCCTTAGAAAACTTTATGGCAGATTTAGTAGGACAAAATGTAATGGTAGATGGCTTCAAGGTTTACCTAAATACAAAACTTACAACACAAACAGCAATAGATGAAGGAAGATTTTATTTAGAAGTTGATTGCGATGATATGCCAAGCCCAAGATTGATTGAAGTTACATATAACAAAGTATCTCAAAGTGCAGAGAGAATTTATAAAATGTTTGATGAGGCATAAGATGAGTAGAAGTGTAATAGTAGAAGTAAATTGTTTTATAGAAGGGTATGGGAATCTTGGAAGAACTGTATCTTTCAAAGCTCCAGAGTTAAATCAAAAAACAATTTCAGGAACAACTGGAGTTGGAGATAGAAACTATGCAACAGGACAATTTGAGTCACTAGATAGTGAGTTTTCTTGTGCAGCTTTACCTAATGCTGTTTATACTGCTTTATCAAAACTTGATGAAGCAGAACTTATATTTAAAAAAGCTATTAGAACTGGTACAAAAGTAGAAAACTATACTTGGATTTTAAAAGGTGCTATTAGTATAAGCCATGGAGATAGTAAACCAGGAGAGATGTTGGATGTAAAAGTGTCTCAAAAAGGGTGTAAAAAATATGTGCATGAAGTAAACAATCAAACAAAAGTAAGAATTGACCATGATAATCTTATTGCAGAGGTTGGTGGAAAAGATTTAATGGCTGATGTTAGAAGAATTTTAAGAGGATAAAAAGGAAAAAATTATGAAAAAAACAGATAAAAAAGTAGAAACATATATAGGAGATGTGGAGTTTGAACTAACAACTCCTTTGATTGTTGCTGGTAAAGAGTTTACTAAACTTAAATTTAGAGAACCAAAAGTTGAAGATTTGGAGAAAGTTACACATCTAGGTTCAGAGTTAGAGCAAACAATTACTATTATTGCAAATATTGGTGGCTTTACAATCGAAGAGGTTAGAAAGTTCCCTAGCCAGTTGTATATGAGAATACAAGAGAGGATTAGACCTTTTTTGTTTTAGGCTTAAGTAAAGAGTATATCCTAAAAGGTGCTGGTCTTATAGGATATATCTATCACTTTAGTTTTAAAGATATTATGAAGTTGAAAGTTAGTGAATTTATGTTTTTTATAGAAGATAGTAAAAATTATATTCCAAAGGTTAATAAATGAAAATAGGTTTAGGTATAGAAATAGGAGCTGTTTTTAAAGGCATTGGTGCTTTTAAAGATACTGCTAAATCTGTAGATGAATTAAATCCTAAATTATCAACTTTAGGAAAAATAAAACTAGGTATTACAGAGGCTTTTAAAAAAGCTTCAAACCAAATACAACTAACTACAAAAGATATAGAAAAATTTAACTCTATAAAAAGCAAAATGGAGAGTTCTAACTTAAAATTAGACTCTTTAAAAAATTATAGAAATGATTTTAAAAGTTCTATTATGGATAAAGTCGCTCTTGGTACAAGTGTCGCTTTACCTATGAAACTAGCAATAGATTTTGAAAGCTCAATGGCTGATGTAAATAAAGTAGTTGATTTTGAAAGCACTGATGAAGCAAAAGCTTTTGAACAATCTATTTTAAAGATGACTAGATCTATTCCTATAAATGCAACTGGTTTAGCAGAAATTGTATCAGCTGGTGGACAGCTAGGTATTACAAAAGATAAGCTACTAGATTTTACTGAAATTACTGCAAAAATGAGTACAGCTTTTGATATGAGTACTGTTAAAGCTGGAGAGTCTAGTGCTACACTTATGAATATCTTTAGTCTGAGTATAGATGGTGTTTCAAGCTTAGGAGATGCCTTAAATCACTTATCAGATAATAGTGCTTCAAAAGCAAAAGATTTAGTAGATGTATTAGCTAGAGTTGGTGGAAATTCTAAAGTATTTGGAATAACAGCAGAACAAACAGCTTCTTTGGGAAGTGCATTTTTAGCTATGGGAAGACCAGCTGAAGTTGCAGGAACTGCTATAAATGCTATTTTACAAAAGTTAGGAACTGCTGATAAACAAGGCAAAAAGTTTCAAAATGCTTTGTCTCAAATAGGTCTTAGTAGTAAAGAGCTAAAAGAGAATATTTCAAATAATGCAGAGGGTGCAATAGTTGATTTCCTAACAAGAATAAAAGATGTAGCTGATGATGAAAAGCTAGGACTTTTAAGTGATATGTTTGGACAAGAGTATGCTGATGATGTAGCACTTTTAACAGTAGGATTACATAACTATACAGATGCAATAGGACACTTAAGCGATAAGACTAAGTATGCAGGAAGTATGACAAGAGAGTTTGAAATTAGAAGTAAAACAACAGCCAATAATATGGTTTTATTTAAAAATGGTATTTCTGAAATTGGTATAAATATTGGAACTGTTTTATTACCAGCTTTTAACTCTATATTAAAACCTTTGACAGGTATGTCAAATGGTTTAGCAGATCTCTCTACTAAATACCCAGTTCTTACTAAAGTTGTATTTGGTGCAACTTTTGGAGTTATTGGACTTGGGATTGCATTTTCTACTTTAGGTTTTATGGGAAGTTTTGCATTAAGTGGATTGTTGATTGCTAGAAAAGGACTGCTATTACTTACAACAGCTTTAAATTTTGCAAAAATAGGAGTTCGTACTCTTGTTGGTTCAACTGGAATAGGACTTTTAATTGTAGGAGCTGGACTTGTATATGAGTATTGGGAACCAATTAGTACATTTATGAGTGCTCTTTGGGATAATCCTATGAAAGCATTAAATGATTTTTGGGCTAGTTTAAAAGAAAAGTTTGCATGGGCTAAACCTATGCTTATGGAACTTGGAAATTTAGTAGGAATCGTAAGCGATGATGAACTAAAAATATTTAAAAAAGAGGAAGCACAAAGGGAGTTAGAAGAAAAAAAGAAAAGACAAGAGTTATCTAAAGAGTACGGTGTAGATGAAAATTCAAAAGAAATAGATTTAGCAATAAAAGATTGGAAAAATGGGAATAATGTTGAAAAATCTTTACCAACTATTCCAAAAGTAAATGAAACATCAAATACTAAAATAGTAAACAATACTCCAACTTACAATATAACTGTAAACAATCCAGCAGATGGTTTTGATATAGAAAAAGAGATGAAAAAGGTTGAACAAAAAAATAAAAATAAACAGTATGAGGATATAGATTGATGATTTTAGGTATGTTAGGTGATTTTGATTTTAGAATGAATAAATCAGAGTTTAATCAACTCTCAAAGAGTATAGATTTTGGCTGGACTAGCTCAGATAGAATAGCAAACTATTCATATCATCAAGCAGCAACCAAACCAAAAACTAGTTTTAGTCTATCTTGTAGTTTGATTATGAAGTCTATTTATACTTTTGATAAGTTAGAAAAGATTGGAGAACTTCAAGAGCCAGTTCTTTTAAGCCTTGCAAATACTCAACCTGTATTGGTTGTTATAAAAAGCATAAAAAAAGATATGAATAGGTTTATAAAAACGGGTGAATATATAGAGCAAGGTTTTAGTGTAGAACTTGAAAGGTGGTACAAATGACACTAACTATCACACAAGAGAATAAAAGACTAGATGAAATAGTTTATTCTTATTATGGTTCACTTGATCACTTTCAAAAAGTTTTAGAACTAAATAAAATTACTAAAGTTTTTTTAGATTTAGGTGATGTTATAGAACTTCCTGAGCTTGAAGAGTTAGAAGATAAAAAAGATGAATTTAGTGAAGTAGGAGGGCTTTGGTGAAACCTAGATTTAAAGTAGTTGTAAATGGAAAAGATATAACAGAGACTATAAATCAAAATGCTTCAAAGATAAGCTTTCATGATGAAGATGGAACAAGTAGTGATGATATAAAACTTTCAGTTGAAGGGAATTTTAGAAGACCTAGCTATGGAGATGAGATAAAACTTTGGATTGGTAATGAAAATGCCATGATGTTTTGTGGAACATTTGCTGTTCAAAACTCTAAAGTAAGTGTAAGCAATGGAAGTAAAATTGAGATAAGTGCAACTGGAGTTGATTTCTCAAGTGGAACAAAAGTAAAAAGAAATAAAAGCTTTGAGAACTTAAGTATCAAGCAAGTTGTTACTCAAATAGCTAAAAAACAAGAGTTAAAAGTAGAGTGTGATTATGATGATTTATTTGTAGTTCATATTGAACAATCAAATGAATCAGATTTGCACTTTTTAAAAAGATTAGCAAGTGATTATAATGCTTTGTTTGCTATAAAAAATAATACTTTAATCTTTAAACAAAAAGTTAAAGGTGATAAAAAGTCAGATGGACTTCCAAGATATAGTTTAAATATAAAAGATATTAGCTCTTATGATATTGAAAATACAAATAAACAAAAATATAACTCTTGTACAGCCTCTTGGCATGATACAAAAGAGAATAAGCAAAAGAGTGTAACAGTTGGTGATGGTGAACCAGTTAAACATATAAAAGGTTCATATCAAAATGAAGCAGATGCAAAATCAAAAGCTCAAGCTGCTCTTCAAAAAGCTTCTAGTCAAACTAAAGTTGGAAATATATCTTGTGCTGGGTTTGTATGTTATGCAGGTGGAGTTTTAAATCTATCTGGAACTGTAGAAGATGATGGAGAGTATCATATTAAAAGTGTTAATCATGATATAGATACAACACAAGGTTGGAAAATATCTATTGAAATAGAAAATTAA